AGCCTCTTGGAAGTGGTGTTTAGCTATACAAAGCCAAATATCAATAGGAGGATTAACTATGGCTTTTCAATCGACGGCGGGCTACGGCAACCTGCCCAACGGAAATTTTAGTTCCGTTATTTACTCTAAGAAGGTCCAGCTGGCCCTTCGTAAATCGACTGTTGTTGGTGATATCACTAACTCGGACTACTTCGGTGAGATCAGTGCTCAAGGCGACACTGTTCGTATCATCAAAGAGCCTAAATTTTTGGGCCTTCTGACGGCATAACGTCAGTAAGATAATCTAGTGAATTGCTGGAACCCTAAGTCTAACTGATATGGGAATCAGCAGCCAAGCCCCGAGAGGGGAAGGTTCAACGACTAGAGAATATTTATAACAAGTAGTGGCTCGTCGTAGCTAACGAAAGGACACAAAATGGATAAAAGAAAAAGAGGCATTCTTTACGGATGCGCTATTGGAGATGGTGGTATTTACTTAGACAAGTCTCAATCAGCTCAAACAGCGAGACTTATTATAGGTCATGGACCTAAACAACTAGAGTACCTTAAATACAAACAAAAACTTTTGCATAGTACACTTGGTGGAAAAGAACCTAGTCTTTACACGTACAAGTCAACTAACAAAAAAACAAGTAAAACTTACACTAACCACCAACTCTATAAAAACCACAAGTACTTTAGACAGATGCACAGGGTATTGTACCCTGAAGGTACCTTTAGGTACTCTGAACAAATGTTGTCCTACCTAACTGACCAAAGTCTAGCTCTTTGGTACATGGACGATGGTTCTGGAAGTATCTCTAAAAATAATAAGACAAAAAAACCTTGTGGGTGTATGACTCGTCTTTCTACTTATTGTTCTTTTGAGGAAGCAGATTTACTAAGGGATTGGTTTAAAGAAAAATACAATCTTGAAGTTAAGTTTGACAAAGATAAAAGAAACGATAAGTACTCTTTAAGGTTCAATACAAAGGACTCCAAAGAGTTTGTATCTATTGTGTCCCCTTACATGTTTAATACTATGAAGTATAAAATTCAACATGTAGATAAGTATTCTCCACGAGTGCTAGACACCCCACGGGGTGAAGATATAGTCTGAACTTTAGGGAAACCTAAAGGTAAGTGTAATTAAAAAGACTTACATAACGTATTGGAAATTTCTGTCAGCGCCTATGAGCGTGGTACTCAAGTTCAAGCACAAGACCTTGACGACGAGGACTTTTCGCTGGTGATCGACAAGTCGAACTACTTTGCATTCAAGGTGGACGACATTGAAGAAGCACACAGCCATGTGAACTTTATGGACCTTGCTACCAACCGGGCGGCTTATCGTCTGGCTGACCAGCATGACCAAGAAGTTTTGGGTTACCTGTCTGGCTACAAGCAGTCTGCTCTGCATGACGCTGCTAACACAGTCAACGATCAAGTCAACGGTACTAAGGCAATCGACACTGCTGGTTCGGACGAACTGCTTTCGAGCATGAAGCTGATCAAAGGTAGCTTTGGTAACATCACTACTGCTTCGGCTGGTGACCATTCGATTCCTGTTGCTGCTCGTCTTCCCGGTGCAACTGCTCTTCCGACTGAGTATGTTTCTCCGGTTATGCTTATCAACCGTATGGGCCGTCTTCTGGACCAACAGAACGTTGATAAGGGTGGTCGTTGGATCGTTATTGACCCGGTGATGATGGAAGTTCTGCAGGACGAAGACTCGCGCTTCCTGAATGCTGACTTCGGTGATTCCGGTGGTCTCCGTAACGGTCTCGTTATCAACAACTGGAACGGTTTCCGTGTCTATGTCTCCAACAACCTTCCGCAGGTTGGCGGTGGTTCGGCAACAACTGGCACTGCTAACCAGAACACTGACTACGGTGTTATCGTTGCTGGTCACGACTCGGCTGTTGCTACCGCTGAGCAGATCAACAAGACAGAGACCTATCGTGACCCTGACAGCTTTGCTGACATTGTTCGCGGTATGCACCTCTACGGTCGTAAAATTCTCCGTCCTGAAGCTCTGACCACAGCAAAATACAACCTTGCATAATAGAGGAGATACTTATTATGGCACTTTCCCAATCCCTGCGTAATCGCGCAGTTGTCATCGAGAAGTATGTTACTCTTGCTGGCACTTCTGGTACTACTGAAGGCGTGTCTGTTCCGGCTGGTACGCTGGTTCTGGCCGCTGGTTTTGAACCCTCGGAGGCAGTTGCTGATGTGACTACCTACACGATGGACATTACCGATGGTACTACGACTTTTGCTAACGATCTTAACTTCGACAACACTGCTGCTGGTACAGTTAAGGTCGGCACTACTGCTGGTCTTGTCTCTGCTGCAGACACTGTTGACGTTGTGACGACTATCTCGGGTACTCCGGGTACGGTTGCAGGTCGTGTCTTTATCGTGGCAATCGACGTAAATGAGTGTGTTAAGGAAGCTAACGAAGCTGCTCGTGACACTCTCGCCTAACTAACTTTGGGGACTGCCTTCGGGTGGTCCCCTTAGCTATCTCTAAGGATACTTTATGTCAAACTTTGTAACTCTTACGAATCTTCTTCTTGTTCGTCTTAACGAGGTTACCCTCGACACAGCTGGAGATGGCTTTCAGTCTGTTAGAGGTGTGCAAACTTTGGCTAAGGCTGCTATCAACAACAGCGTTAATAATATCCTACAAAAAGGTCAGGAGTGGCCTTTCCTTAAAACTACTTACACTCAAACTCTTTCTGCTGGAACCCGTACCTATAATTTTCCTTCGGACTACTCCAGCCCCGACTACGAAAGCTTTTACCTAAAGAAACTTTCTTCTGAAGAGAACCTTCCAAAATACCTTCCTGCTATTACCTACGAACAGTACACAAAGCACTATCGGTCTATTGATGACGAGGGTGATACAGGAAGCGGTATTGGTGCTCCTGAATACATTTATCAAACGTATGACGAGTCTTTTGGAGTTACTCCTGTACCAGACAATTCTTACGAAGTAGAGTATGTTTACTGGAAGTTTCCTTCTGACTTGAATAATTACAATGATGAGTGTGTAATTCCCTCTCGTTTTAATCATACCATTATTGATGGAGCCATGTACTACATGATGGTCTTTCGCTCCAATGAACAAAGTGCTGCTCTTCATCAACAAAAGTTTGAAGAAGGTGTAAAGCAAATGAAACGAGTCCTTATTGACGAACCTCTTAGAGTTACATCTACTGTGATCGAAGGTAAGCTTAATGCCGGATAGAATTAGTTCTTTCATAGCTCCTTGCTTTGGAGGTCTATTTAACAACATGGACCCATTGTCTCAAGGCAGTGGTGCTCCCGGTTCTGCTCTTAGAATGATTAACTATGAACCTGCTCTCCAAGGCGGGTATCGTCGTATTAGTGGGTTTACGAACGACTATGGAACTATCCCCGGTGAGGCCGATGCTCCTGCCCTTGGAATAGCTGTCTTTAACCAATTGAACGATGGTATTTTTGCTTGTCGTAAACCTGATACAGGCAATGATTACTTTCACTACTGGGACAATAGTACTAGTGCTTGGGTAACTCCGTCTACTTCAGGTTCCCCTACTATGACAGGTGTTTCCCGAGTAAGATTTGCTAAAGTAAATTGGGGTGTTCCTAAGCTTGTTCTTACAGATGGAGTTAACCCTCCTGCTACTTGGGACGGGACAACATACACTCAACTTACAACAGGAGAAGTTCCTTCAGCTCCTAGTTATTGCACAGACTTTGCAGGACATCTGTTTCTTGCTGGTGACCCTAGTGAACCTAACATGCTGTACTTCTCTGCTCCACTAGATGAGACAGAGTGGACTCCGGCTGCAGGTGCAGGTGTGATTAATGTTGGTTTTGAGATAACTCAGATTAAATCTTTTAGAGATCAGCTTTACATCTTTGGGGTAAACAACATTAAGAAACTAGTCGGTAATAGTATAGCTGACTTTCAGTTAGGCGATGTAACTAAAAACTTGGGTTGTGTCTCATCTGATTCTGTTGTAGAATTTAACGGCGATCTTCTTTTTTTGGCTCCAGATGGAGTACGTCCTGTAAGTGCTACTGAAAGAATTGGAGACATTGAACTTGGTACTTTGTCTAAGCCTGTTCAAAACATTTTTGAGACTTACACAGAAAACGAAGACCTCAGCACAATTTCTATTGTAGTTTTAAACAAGAAATCTCAGTTTAGACTGTTCTTTGCTAACGCTAATTCTTTGGGTCTTATCGGTGCTCTCCGTAGAGCAGGAGCTGAGGGACAAGGCTTTGAGTATTCTCAGCTTATTGGTGTTGAAGTTAATTGTGTGGACTCTGACTATATAGGTGATGAAGAGTACGTTGTCCATGGAGACTCTAATGGGAATGTCTTTAGGCAAGAGTCCGGTAATAACTTTAACGGTAATCCTATTTTTTCACTGTATCAGACTCCTTACGTATACATGGACGATCCTATTCTTCGAAAAGTTTTCTACGATGTGCACACTTACATGAGAGCAGAAGGTGTTGTTACGGTAAACATCGGTATTAATTACAGCTATGGAGACCCTGAAGTAGAGACTCCTGTTGACTATGATTTTACTACTAGGGGTGCTGCTTCTTTCTGGGATGCTGCTACCTACGACTCTACTGATATTTACGATGGTAATCCTAGTCCAGTTAGAAAGACAAACATTGAAGGCTCTGGTGACTCTGTGTCATTCTCTTACGTCACTGTAGACGACCAACCGAGTCACACTATCCAAGCCTACGTTGTTTCTTACACGTTGGCAGACAGACGATAAAGGAAATATAGATGTCCGGTTACACAAGACAGTCTTCAGCAGACATTGTACCTACAGCAATTGTTAGGTCTGCCCCGGTTAATGCTGAGTACAATAAACTTCGTGATGCTTTTAAGTTTGACAACACAGGTAACACTGGTCACAAGCATGACGGTTCTTCTGACGAAGGTTCTTATGTCCCTCTTATTGCAGACCTTGACGCTCTTAATAAAGTTGTAGTTGACTCCACAAACAATCGTGTATCTCTTTACACAGAAGTATCTTCGTCTGCTGTTGAACAAGTTCGATTTGAAGATGGTGTGTTTTACCCCGTAACAGACAGTGATATTGATCTTGGAACAAGCTCCCTTGAGTTTAAAGACGCTTACATTGACGGTACAGCTTACATTGACACTGTAAGTATTGGTGACAATGACTACACCACTATTACTAATAACGATTACACTGTCTCTTCAGGAAACTTTACACTAGACGTAGCAGGGGACATTAACCTTGACGCCGATGGTGGTGATGTTGTATTTAAAGATGCTGGTACTACTTACGCTACCTTTACAAGCAATACAGGTAACCTGACACTTAAAAGTGGAACAACTACTGCAGCTACTTTTACTGGTGCTAACGTAGACTTTGCCGGTACTCTTGATGTTACTGGTAACGCTAAGTTCGATAGTAATGTCACTATTGATGGCAACACTGTAGTAGGTAGTGCAAACACAGACACTGTAGCAGTTAACGCAAAGATTACTACTGGTCTTATTCCAAACGCAGACAGTTCTTACAACCTTGGTAGTGGTTCTGCATACTGGGCTGATAGTTACCTTGATAGTGTGACAACTACAGGTAACGTAAACATCGGTGGTAATATCACTGTAAACGGTACTGCTGACTTTACAAACACTACTCTAAACAACGTTAATGACCCTACTACAGCACAACAAGCAGCCACAAAGAACTATGTAGACACAGCTATCAACAATCTTATTGGTGGTGCACCGGGTACTCTTGATACGTTGGACGAGATTGCGGCAGCTATTAATGACGACGATAACGTTTACACAACCCTAACCACAAGTATTGCTACTAAGCTGTCTTTGTCTGGTGGTACTATGTCTGGTGACATAGCCATGGGTGGTAACAAGGTTACTGGTGCTGGAACTCCTACTACAGGTTCTGATCTTACTAACAAAACATACGTTGATGGTGTCCTAGGCTCAGCAACTGCAGCGGCAACCAGTGCTGAAGACGCAGAGAAGCTTGCCATCAACCCTGAGGATAGTCAGTATACACTCTCTGACGGTATTACTTCTAATTTTTCTGCACTGCATTACGCCGCTAAGTCAGAAGAAACCTATGACAATCTTGTAGCCCTAGCCGCTGTTGTAGGGGCGACCGTGGCAGACTATGGGTTTATTAACAACTCACCTACTTCAACGGCAGATTACGGAGCACTATAAATGTCTACTCAAATTCAACGCCGACGCGGTACTACTGCTGAACACTCTACGTTTACAGGTGCTGCTGGCGAAATAACTATTGATTCAACTAAGAACACTGTCGTTGTACATGATGGGACAACAACTGGTGGTTATCCTCTTATTAAAGAAAGCGATGCGGTTACTTCTCTGAGTGACCTAAGTGTTACTTCAACTGCTGCTGAGCTTAACATCCTAGATGGAGCTACAGTTACAACCGCTGAGCTAAATGTCTTGGACGGAATTACTTCTGATGTGAATGAGCTTAACATCCTAGATGGAGCTACAGTTACTACAGCTGAGTTGAACACCCTTGACGGCATCACCGCCACAACCGCTGAGTTGAACTACAACGACATCACTACTCTTGGCACCTCAGAGGCCAGCAAGGTTGTAACAGCGGACGCCAACGGCAACGTAAAGCTGCAAGAGGAGTTGCAGGTTACTGCCTACCTTGAAACAGTCGTTGCTCTGTCTGGCACCAGTGTTACGGTGGATTGCGACGAGGGGAACAGCTTCACGCTGACCACCAGCGGCAACACGACCTTCACGTTCGACTACAGCGGCGTTAACCTGACCACGGACGACGCCTATGGCTTTAGCTTACGTGTCACTGCTGGAGGCACTCACAC